ACAGCAGTTGTGCTTAACTGAGTGTTAGATACTGTTCCAGTATGATCAGAAAACGCTAAAGACGAAACCAAAACATTTGCATTACCCGCAGCATTTCCAATCCAAATCTTACCATCGGTAGCATTAATACCGAGTTCTCCACTCGCTAATGTAGGAGTATTAGAAGCTGTGTAAGATCGTTTTGGTTTAATGGTGTTAGCCATCAAAAAGTACCCCCATCAACGATCACACCATCAAGTACAGTTGCAGAAAGAACAGTATTTCCGTTTATCTTAAATGCTTTTCCACTAGCAAGATTAATGTGGTCTGAGAAATCCCATGAGGTTGTTGCAGCAGTATACAGTATCGTGTGATCTGAGACTGACTTCAAGGTTATACCACCTCCATCCGCTGTGGATTCGCTGGGTGTGGTAACTTTTCCAAGCTCAATGTTCTTGTCTGCTACTGTTAAAGTTGTCGAGCTAATTGTGGTTATAGAGCCTTGAACTTCTAAAGTACCAGTAATTGTTACATTTCCAGAAACAGTTCCACCAGATGTAGACAAATAACTAAGTGCTGGAATATCAGCAGCAACTAATGCACGAAAAGTAGGAGTTGCAGCAGATCCAGTTGTTGGGCCTGACCAAACATAATTCGCTGTTTGCGTTGCTAATGAAAGAGCAAGTGTACCGCTTGTTGTAATAGGTGAACCAGAAACAGAAAGGATCGAAGTTGGAACTGTTGCAGCAACCGAAGTTACTGTTCCTGTTCCGTATGAAGTAGTGTCCAATGACCAAGTGTTGGCAGCAGTCTTTTTTAGCAGTCCTGATGTGCCAGCCAATGCAGCAATTGCATCAAGATCAGCATCCCAAGCTTGTACATTCGTTCCGATTGCTAAACCTAAAGCGGTTCTTGCATCTGATGCTGTTGAACTTCCAGTACCACCTCTGTTGACAGGTAATGTAAATCCAGAGGGAAAAGTTATTGATGTGTTGGTAAAACTTACAGCGTTAGAAAATGTTTTTTCTCCAGAAACAGTTTGGGTTGTTCCAATTGTTACAAACCCGCCTGTTCCCGCAATAGCGGTAATAGAAGAAGCAATGCCAGATCCAGCATCACCAAACCCATAATAAAGAGTATTGTCATTTTCGTTATATAATAGCTCCCCATTATAAATTCCTGTTACACCGCTTACACCCGCTGCACCTGACGAACTTCTACGCTTAATTCTGATTACATTAGCCATTTTAAAAACTCCTAAAAGGAACCGCCATCGACCATGTTTTGATTAGTAAATTTACTTGCTCCTAATGACCATTTAATAATATCGTCATTAGCTACGCTTGTAATTGCCACATCTGAAAGTCCAGCCAAAGTTCCAGAACCACTAGTTCCGTTTTCTGCTGCTGTGACTCTTCCCTTACTGTCCACAGTTATGTTCGCTGATGTATAGCTTCCAGAAGTAACCCCTGTCGAAGAAAGTTTTAAATCGATAGTTCCAGAATCTGTAATCGGTGAACCAGTAATTTCCAAATCTTCTTCATCAGAAGTTACACCAACATAAGTCACTCGTTCAAAAGCACCTGTTGTTGTTTCATATCTAAAAACAGCAACAGTATTTTCCTTAGAAACAATAACCTGAGAAACAGGATCACTACCAGTTGCAACTATTTTTGACTGAGTCACCAAAACTTTAACAGGTTCTTCTTGAACAGTAACTTTTGATGGCATAATTGCTCCTATGGTACTGGTCTAGTAACCTCTGGACTCACCCTAAATGACCCTTGAACTAAACGAATAACCTCTGGGTAAGTTGTAATTTCAAGGTCATATTTATAAGTTCCAACAGGTAATGTTGTTGTATCGTTAGCACCAATATTAAGCGTAATGGTGTTGTCCTCTAAGGTTATTCTTCCATTTGATGTAGCCAAATCTATGATAATTGTAGCGGACTCTGCGGAAGGTCTGACTTGCATTCTTGCTGTACTAGACGAGTAATCTGGAAGCGAATCATCAGCGTTAACAACCGATATGATTCTTCGGAATGTTGCACCTTGTTCGCAAATTATATCATAATTTCCAGCTAGCATATGTCACCTCTCATGGGGTTTAGACAGTAGTCATTTTATACGGCAATGCGTTAAATATCAATTCAAAAGGGTAACTATCGTATATTGGTTTTTTCTTTAAATTATTAGGAGGAACAGGGCTGTCTACATCTTCCGATATGACAGGATAGTATTTTTTGTTTATATTGGATTGAGCCAAATTATGGCCAGCATTGATATAACTTCTATTAGATGAATTTATAATGCCAGCCGGTGAACTTGGATAAGGAGTTCCACTAGTTGTGGTCGAAAAAACAGGAATGTAAAGAAAGCTCAATACTATGTCAGTATATAGCAAAGACTCTAAATTTGGTAAATTTTCTATATCTGATAAATCGTAAGAGTTAAAATCAAATTGTGCTTTCATTTTTTGTGTATTAGTAAACCCTGTAAAAAGCAATTCTCCGGGCTTGAATCCCATCCATTCGTTTTGATTTACTCTTCCAAGTGCTTCATAAATATTAGTGGATGCAGGGTCTTTTGGATTTACAAATTTGTATGGAACTTGAAACCATGTGACTTTTAATACAACTTTTGGAACTAATGTTTTCCCATAAAAACCAACTATTGTTTGGTTGTTTACTTGGGAAACATCTGATGAAAATTTATAAGCCCCGCCTTTCATTGTCAAAAATTCAGCAGAAGGTTCTGTAACATATGTGGTATATCGTGTGTATTCTCTAATTGGGTTTCCAGAACAAGAATTTATACCTCCGTCATCCATATAGTAATCTCCATCAGCACCATCAATTCTGTATTCACCTTCATATAAATCGTCAAGAGCATCAATAGCTTGGTCACTAACAACAAGATATGGTCTTGAAGAAAACTCAACAGTAACTTCGTACTTGTCATATACAACAAAATATGGGGCAACATATTGCCATGAATTTGCCGGAGAAGTATCTACTGATAAAAGGTCAGTAGTAATATCGCCTTCAACTTTTCTTTCAAGACCAATTCCTTTTATGCTTGATATTCTTTCTGCATATAACCAGCGAAATTGAGGATGAGCCATAGGTGGAGTTCTTTTTAAAGAACCATCTACTGTATTTATTTCTGTTTTACCTAAAACTTGTTGGCAAAACAATGAAAGTGGATTTCCTTCAATATCTAATTTTTCATCTATTCCGTTTACAATATAAGTTAGTGATGCCCTTGAATCACCATCTATTGATATAGATGTTGAATTAGGAGAAGTGCTAGAAATCTTTTCAGATATATCTCCATCATCCCACAAATCTAGCTTGTCAAAAGGTACAACAGGCATTTTTATCTCCTAAAATTTTAAACACTTAACTCAAGTTTTTCTTGTTTATTCAAAGCAACAGGAATTCTTCCTTCAAGAGCAACTGGAGGTGCTGCTTGTGGTTTATTTCCATTAGCTTTCTTTATTCCTTCTGCAAAAGCATCTGCAAGATTCCCCTTGTCTAATTTTCCAGCAATATCACCAAGCATATCTTCTTGTGTCTTTGCTCCAGATGCTGCCATCAATGCATTTTTTCTAACTTCATCACCAACACCCGAAATTGATGTTGAAGATACTTCTCTTACCGCAGCACCAGTAGAAGATCCTTTTTTTATCCTATCTTGTTCTGCTGGTTTACCCTGCTTAAGACTTTCACCTGACTTTGATATTGCTTCTCCACCTTTAGCAATACTTTCCCCAACATCTCCCATAAGAGGTATGTACGATATTACTTTTCCTAATCCTTGAATAATCAATCCGATTATGTTTACAAAAGCACCTAGCAAAGTTTGTATTATTCCAAGAGTTGTTTTTATAACAACAGTTAAGACTCCAAAAGCACCACTAAGGGTTGCCATAGCAACATATATAATTGGTTCTGCTAAAACACCAATTGTTTGAACTAACGCAGATGTAAAGGCAGTTAAAAACTCTATTATCGGCTTTATAACATTTGTAATCCCAACAATTATAAGAGCAAATTTGTCAAGTACTGGGCCAATAACGCTGTATAAAACCGCTCCAAAATCAAGCAAAGGAGAAGCGATATTATCAAATGCAACCGCAGATTTATTTATCGAAGGAGTCAACTTCTTCATCGAGAAGTCTACATAGTCTGCATACTTCTTAAGCAATGGTGTTAAATATTCAACCGCTGGCACTAAAGCTCTTCCTATTACACCACTAAGATCATTCATCACTATTTCAAGCTTTTGCATTAACGCAGGATTTGCTTTTGAAACCATTGGGCCAAAAACAGCAAGTGCTTGATTGGCTATCTTTACTGATTGAACAACGCTATTTAACGCTATACCTAATGCAGTAGATGCAATTCCAACCCCAGGAAATTTCCCAGTAAAATCTTTGATCTTTTTACCAAACGATTCAAAGTCGATTTTCTTGAGTATATTTCCAATGTTTCCACCACCACCACCACCCTGTGGTGAAGCAGCAGAAGAAGAAGACGGAGGATTAGGGTTATTTGGTGGTGCAGCAGATGAAGCATTGGTGGTATTGGTGACATTGGAAACATTAGTGGCATTTGGTGCATTAGATGCAACAGCAGAGGAAGCATCGGGAACCTTGTTGGCAACTGCTTCAAAAGCAGGGATTGCAGAAGATGTCGCTTCAGCAGCAGCAGCAGCAGTAGAAGCAGCAGCACTAGTTGCTTCAGCAGCAGCAGCAGCGGTTTCAGCAGCAGCAACTGTTGCCGTTTCCGCTACAGCACCACCAACCACAGCAGCAGTTTCCGCAGCAGCAACACCAGTAGCAGCAACGGCAGCACCAGCAACTATACCACCGGGATTATGGTACTCAGGTTTTTTGCTTTTTTTACCGCTATTTATCGATTCAAGTTCTTTTCTGTTTTCTGGATCTTGTGCAGCACCTTTGTTTACAACGAACTCACCGGGAGTTAGCATTGCTGGCTGAGTATCAGTACCCTTTGGCTTCATAGGCCCAGAAGCATCACCACCATCAGCAAGATACGAAACATCCCCGCCCTTAGACATTTGCTTTGGTTGCTTGTAACCAATACCTTTAGCAATCATCTTTAAGCCATAGTTAACTAATGGGCCTCTAAATAATGGCGAAAAGTTTTGAAACCCAGCAATCATAGAATCCAATTCTTTTTGGGTTCTTTGATTTGCTTGCTCAAGTTGCCTAGCAGCTTGTTGTTGCTGTTTGATAAAATCTTCTTCTGCCTTTGAAGATTCTTGTGCTTCTTTTACAGCAGCTTTTGCAGACTCCTGTGCTTCTTTTTTTGACTTATTCCTAAAGTAAGTTCTTAATGTTTTTAGTGCCTTATCTTCTTCTTGCTCCGCTTTTTCTTTTCTTTTTGCTGCATCTTCAATAGCTTGGGCAGCAGCATCTGCTGCATCAGACAATGCTTTTGCAGCAGAATTTGCAGAAGCAATGTCCGCTTGTTCTTTGTCTTTTTTAGCCTTTTGATTTGCTAAATCTTCTTCTTCTAAACGAGGCCCAACAAATTTCTTGGTTCCCGGTGTACCAAGGGATCTTACTATTTTTTCTTCTTTTTCTTTTTTCTTCTGTTCTTCTTTTTGTGGTTTTTCTTCAGCCTCTTTTCTTTTTCTTTCTGCTTCTAATAAACGAAGATCACGGAGTTTTTTATTTGTTTCATCTCTTTCTTTTTTTACTTGTAATTTTCTTTTGTTTTCTTCTTCTTCTTCTTGAGTTAAAATCTTTGGAGCTTTTGCAACTTTTGGTTGTTCAACCTTCAAAACCTTTTTTTGTGGTTCTTCAACTTTTGGTTGTTCAATCTCCGCAACTTCAATCTTTGGAGCTTTTGGTTTAGCTCTAGAAACTCTAGCTTTTGGTTTAGCCTGTTCGGTTTTTTCTGCAAGACTATATACAGCAGATTTATTAGGGTCTTTTTTTATTTTGCCTTGATCAATCAAATTTTTTAAAGCTTTGCTAACAACATCGTTGTCTTTTACTTTTGCGGAAAACTCTCTTAATTTTTTCCAAAATGTTTTGAAATCTCCAGCTAAAGCTTTAAGAATTAATGCTTCAGCATCAGCAAGCTTCTTTTTTTCTGTGTTTTTTTCTTTATCTGATTCTTCTTTTTTTTCTTCTTTTAAAGGAGCTTTTGGTTGTGATTCAACTTTGATTTCTACAGGAGAAGCAACAGGTTCTTTTTTTACTTCTGATTTTTTGGCCCTAACTTTTACTTCTGGATTTTTTTCAATTACCTTTTCTTTTTCTTTTGTTACTTCTTTTGTAGATGCTTCCTTGGCCTTAGTTGTCTGTTTTACAGCTTTCTCAGGCTTGGTTACTATTTGGACTTTGATTGATTTGATTGCGTTTACAAGGGTTGTTTGGAGCCGTTTAATTGCCGTGGTTAAGCCATTAAAGCTTTTGGTGAAATCCCTAGATCCAGCTTTAACACTTTGGGCAATATCTTCAATTGCACCCACAAAATCAGTTGCTGTGTCTTCTTCTGATTTTAATGGAATATCTGCCATTATTTAATTCCCGGTGGTAAGCTTCCAAATTGCTTAATCCAAGACGATTTCATCTTGGCTTGACTCATCCCTAATGATGCTCCCATTTTCATAAATTTATCGTATTTTTGCAACAGCATATCTTCTGGGGAGGCCTTTTTTTTCCTAGTATTCCATTCATGCTTTTCGTCAGGAATAGAAATAGGAACACCCTTATCATCCCTCTTTCGATAATACAACTCAACTATTTGCCTATCGGTCAACTGCTCAATCTCCCAAGGTCGAAGGAGATAAGGTTTATCCATCAAATTTACATAGTAGTTTTTTAAATTAGGTGGAGGTATTGGTTCTTTTGGATTAAAAGACCCATCACCTACACCTTCTTGCCGTTTGGGAAGGATTTATCCCTAACGATTTCCATGACCGCTTCAAACCTGTCATTCTCAGCAAGCATGACATCTTGAACTTCGTTCTCAGGTGCTGAAAACAATATAGATGCAAATGACAATGCTCCAGATGGAGTTGACAATGCTGCTATGGAATTCTCGCTACCAAAAGAATAAATTCCGCTCGCAATGTCTCTGGTTACAGAAGAAATCGCTTCACGGAATTCAACAGGTTCTAGTCTATCCTTCATTGAGAAAACAGAATCGAGAGCCTTCTTCTCCATTCGCTTTTCAAATTCAGCTTTGACTCTCTGAGTAATTAATCCAGCGGTATATTTTTTACCATTGTATTCAATGGTCAAAGATCCTTCACCGCTGGAATTCAACAAATTACCAACTGTATCTGACATAAATGCTTCCTTTCAAAAAAACTAATTAATCTGTAAATTCTGAAACATAACCAACCCTAAAATCAAACTCTCCATATGTAGCAAAAGTCAAAGATATTTTCTGAACATCTTTTACATCTGCTGTATAAGTCAAAGCGGTTATAACGCAATTAGTTATAGCTATAAATTGTTCTGGAGTATCTCCATCAAGAATCGTTATTGTACCAACAGATCCTTGCTTTAAATCTTCGTATCCACCAACAACTTGAAGCAAATCAAGTGTAATCTCTGCTGAATACAAACCAATTGCATGAGAATCAAAACCTTGATTCGTGAAATTAGTAGTATCAACAAGTTCTGCTTTTGAATTTACAGAAATGTTGGTTGCTGGAAGATCATCTGCAAAACCAGAAAGTCTGACTCTTCCATTTTTACCCGATAAAATAGCCATTTTTAAATCTCCTTGGATTATAACTAGTAATCGAAATTTTTAACCTAATTTGTAATCAGCAAAGTTTACTGTTGGTGTAGCAGAAGGAATCAAAGTTAATTTGATCTTTTGTACATCTTTAACAGCAACATCGTAAGTTACTTGGGAAACAGTACAATTTTCAAACACAAATTCGGTTCCAGCATTGCTTGATGCTTTGTATTCATTAGTTGCTAATGATGATTCTGTACTGGTTGGCAATCCAACTGGAGAGGTAAATGGGGATAAACCAAGAAATCCATCCCTATTACCATCTGGAGAAAGCTTTAGATCGCATTTCATGCCAGCAAATATAACAGGCATATTTGGTGAATGAGTTCCACCATCAAAATTGCCTTTGTCATAAACAGCTTCTACAGTTATTTCAGCACTTTGAATTCCGTCTGAAAGAACTACAAATCCTCTACCATTGTAATTACTTGCATCTGGAGTATCATGCTTTGTAGCGATAGAAACAGATGTACAAGGAAGAAATATTGGTGTTAAATCGTCAGTTCTTTCTATGTAAAGACTGGCAATTTTACCTGTTAGAAAAATATTGTCTATTGCAGCCATTTTTAACTCCTTAAATTAAACTATACCTTGTTCCATGAAACCATATGATACCTTAAAACCAGTCACATTGTAAACTGTATTCGGGTTTGAATTAACCGAAAAAGGTTGAATGCCCTTGATGTTTATTCTTGTCGGACTTAGTGATTCGGGAAACTGACTTATCTGAAATATTTGCTTTCTTATTTTGTACCTGTCATCAAGATCAGTATAAGTCAAATCTCTAGAATACTCTTGAATGTAATAAACCCTGACAGAGTATATGTATTCAGATATACCACCAAAAACTTCTATTCCAAGTTCTTCGCCTTCTTCAGAAGGTGCTATTACTATGCATGGGAATACATCTGATTCCCTTATGACCGCACCCTTACGCTTATATATTGTCGTGTAACCAAAAGTAGTCAATGTGGTCGCTAATGTGTCAATAATAGTGGTGTACCGATCATTGACATTTGCTGCCATGATTGGTCTGTTTTTGCTAAAAACTCTTTTGTTCATGTTTAGCTCTGTTGAGTACAATCGAGTCCGTAATATTCTCTGTTTCCAGAGTTATCAATGCTGTTGACATAATACTTTACTGAACCAGCATCTGTTATTTCGCAATCAACCATAGGTTTGAA